CGTTGTCTAAACTGTAGCTTTACTATAAATCTGCAATATCGAATTGTCAATACGAACGATGCGCAATTTCGCATAATTTACGAAATTGCCAATTCTGAATAGAGGAGGCACCTACTTGGATAAGGATATTTTTGTGCAAAATGTTGAAATACTTTGCTTGAGAAAGGGTATTAAGCCAACCAACGCCTGCAAGGAGAGTGGCGTCGGTGGCAGCTTTCTCAGCGATATTAAACGAGGGCGAGACCCTTCAACCAAAAAGGTGCAGATGCTTGCGCAATACCTCGGCTGCACCGTGTCCGACCTGCTCGGCGAGACGCCGGGCGCGCTGCCGGCCGTACCAGAAGGCCCGACCGAGCAGTTTCTAAAGTTGTTCTTAAGCTTCGATGACAAAGCGCAGAATGAGATCGTCGCCGAGATGCTCAAGAGAAAAAAATAAAAAAAGGTGCCCGAATCGGACACCGAAGGAGAGAGATATGAAAGAGCTGGAAGCGTATAGAAATTTCACTAAGCCTGCAGAATTACAAAAGGCAATCAACACTCTTCGTGGAATTGTTTCCGGTATCAGCTCGGACAGAGATGTTTCCAACAGTGAAATAACTGAACTCGCACACTGGTGCGAACTTCATGCAGAGCTGCGGAACCGTCATCCCTTTTCTGAATTACTACCCGTTGTTGAGGGGGCTCTGTCTGATGGGGTTATAACGGAAGAAGAGAGCAAGGATATTCTGTGGCTTTGTAACAACTTTGTTGACCAGAGTTCTTTTTATGATGCTACGACTTCTTCAATTCAGTTTCTCCAAGGTCTAATACATGGTATTTTGGCTGATGGTGAGCTGAGCGACCTTGAAGTTCTTTCGCTGAAAAAGTGGATTGATGCCAATGACTTCCTGAACGGGACTTATCCGTTTGACGAAATTTACTCTATGCTGTATGACGTCCTTGAGGATGGAAGGATCTCGCAGGAAGAACGTGAGCAGCTCACAGCGTTTTTAAGCAATGTCATTGATTTCACTTCATCGTATAACCTATCGGAAAATGATTTTTCTGAGCTTCGAAAAAAATATAGTGTTTCAGGTATTTGCGCTACTTATCCGAATATAACGTTTCAGGATAAATTCTTTTGCTTCACAGGAGAATCTCGTCGTGCCAAGCGTGAAGAGATAGCGGCTTTGGTTGCAAGAGTCGGCGGAGCAATGCGTGCGTCAGTCAGCACAAAAACCGACTATTTAGTTGTTGGTAACGCAGGGAATCCTTGCTGGGCCTATGCTTGCTATGGCAGAAAAATCGAGGACGCAATGGCACTTAGAAAAGAAGGTGCTCATGTGGTGATCGTCAACGAGATTGACTTCTGGGATGCTCTCGATGATGCAATAGCGAGCATTGAAAACTAAAACGGTGCCCGAATCGGACACCGAAGATCGTGCGCACGCAAAACATGCGTTCTCCGTTTGACGTGCGTATACGGCCAGAGGTATAATTTATACAGAGGGCGGGAGTGCGGCAAAGCTCCCCCCGCGGGAAAGGAGAGCGCAAAATGGATAAGGTGATCTGCCTCGGTATGACAGGTCATCCCGAGCCACGACAATAAAAAAGCCGCCCCTGAAGGAGCGGCAGATGTTCAACAGACTTGACAATTCAAAAACAGGCGGTTATACTCAAAGTAGAAAAAGGCGCTGCGACAAGCGGTTAGCCTCAGGAATTAGTCAAAGATTTTGACCGCTTACCTTGGCCGGGGGCGGTCATTTTCTTTTGCACATCTGGAAAACCAGAGTTGCAACGCCTATCAATACCAGCGTGTAAGCAAAAAGCTCACCGTAAGTAACCATAGACATCACCTCCCTTCCGGGAAGTGCTAACCGCCTGCCGTTCGTGCAGCGCCAAAAACAGAATAGCAGAGTCTCGTCGAAAAAGCAAGAATATTGTTGCAGGGGCGATAAA